TTACTCTTTGTCCTCAACCAACAATGAGTTTTCGAAAGTAAATTCAGGTATGGGAACAACTTTGTCTTGGGAGAAAATAGCTTTTTTAATTACATGTTTATTTTTACACGTCTTGCAATATAACTCTGCTCCATCCTCCATGTCGCATAATGAGATGTGGTTTTTTTCACCACATATAAAGCAAGCTACTACAGCAGATTGGAGTGATTCATATGTACCATCCGGGGCAAGTCTAATAATAACATAATTATGGCAACCAGCATTTTGGCAATCTATTTTATTATTTTTTTTCACGTAATTTTTAGTAAAAATAATTTCCTTTTTACATTTTTCACATTTTATTTTCTCATAACCTCGATGAAATGTTATGAGCTGATGATCGCACAGTTCAGCTAAATTCGATAATATCGAATTTAGTTTATCTTTATCTACTTGAAATTCTTGCTTTTTTATGGTTGGTTGATGTAAAAAACTCCCAAGGGTATTATACCATTTATTAAGGTCCTTATACTTAATATTTTTATAGTTTGCTGTTATCTCATTAGAGTCATCACAAGTTATAGTTACTTTTAAATCCTGATCTGCTGTTTCCTCAAACATGCATAAAGATTTTATTGCTTGAGGTGGTTGCCATGTGTTAATTACCGTCTCTGGAATTGTTCCTAGCCCTGCTCTTAATTGAATATATACATGGCACTCAATTGCAAATCTCAATTCCAATGCACAGTATCTTAAAGAAGCGTTATCCCCAATTTCATAGAGCCTCTTAGCATTGCTAATATGCTCTTTATAATCATACCCCATATACTCCCTCCTACATCTCCGGCTAGATTGTAACTTATATAGTGTATCTTAGATCATCTCACTATCTAAGTAAGATATCATGGGGTATCGGAAGTTCAACTCCTCGCATCAGTCAATAATTTAAATAAAAACAGACGGTTATGTCTTTATTTATTGTTTCCTCTAACTTCCTCCCCGTTGATTAACACACGCGCCATAGTCAACTAAATCGGTTGCGACCGGGAGAAGCGGTAGCCAAAATTTTGCCACGATACGAGTGCTTGCCATCCCCCCTCAACTTCCGCTTTTGGCACATAGCAGCCCTAGAGACAGTGGCGTAAAGTCATGGAGGGTCGGTGGCAGGAGATGCAAATCCTCTCATACAAAAATACGTAAAATCAATAACGGCTAGAAATCATTCAATACTCGCACTATCTAACATTTACCAGCCAACCGCAGCACGTCTTGCATACGACCTGTCTGCGGTTTCAATCACCTCTCACCACCAGTCCCATCAATAATAATTAAACAGCGCCTAAACAAAATAAATAACAACAAGTCAACAACCTCGACAGGATGCCGATGGGATGATGAAGAGATAAGAAAGAATAACTAGTAAAGCCCTAAAACGTCAGCGTTCAGACGCGTTTTTTACTTAACCGGTAACAAATACGTTGTATCATAGCAACATAAAATGATTGTTCTAAATCAGATTAACTCCTCACTTTTGTACAATGTCGCTTACAGGTATACCATGAAATCCGAGACGCTAACTGTCCAACAACTTTTTCAAGACCGCCGACAATACTGCGTTCCATTCTATCAACGTGCCTATGTATGGACTCAGCGAAACCAATGGTCAGCTCTACTGGAGGATATCCTAGAGAAAGCACAATCCCGGCTCTCGGGTACAAAACCAACTCCCCATTTCCTTGGTGCAGTGGTACTGGAACCTCAACCAAAAAAAGGATTATTAGGTGTAGATTCCATACATATTATTGATGGTCAGCAACGATTGACCACTCTTCAATATGTTCTGGCATCCATCCGATTAGCATTACGTGCGACAGATCTTTCCAACTTAGAGCCTCTCATTTCGTCTTGCCTGAAAAACTCAAACGAAGACACAATGCGAAATAAAGAAGTAGAGCGCTTCAAACTGTGGCCAACTTTTCGGGATCAAACTCATTTTATTCAAAGTTTTAATGTTGAAAATATTGACGATATCCGGAATGTATTCTCTGATAGTTTCACGCAGCATGGTACGTTGCGTAAGCATTTTAATCACCCGCCATCACTAGAAGCATTATGTTTTTTTACTGAAGCCTTTATAAAGTGGATTAAAATAGAAAATCACTCACCACGAGAAAATGCTGTAGCATTAATTGAGGCTGTCTTGACGGATCTGAAACTAGTAAGCATATTTCTCGAGGCTGAAGATGACGCTCAAATAATTTTTGAAACATTAAATGGCAGAGGTGCGGAACTTCATGCCACAGATCTTATTCGCAATTATATTTTTATGTGCGCTGAACATGAAAATATTAATGCTGTTGAATTATATGAGAATGAGTGGAAGATCTTTGAAGATACGTACTGGTCAGAAAGACAACGTCGTGGTCGTATTAATAAACCACGCATGGAGTGGCTAGTGCATGCGACATTGCAATCAGAAAGGCAACGTGAAATCGATCTGTCTCGTCTTTACAATGAGTATCGTGATTATGTAAGTAAGGACTTGCCTTCACAACGAGCAGATCTGCAAGTAAAGCGCCTCAAACAATATGCATCACAATATAAAGAATTGGTTGGTGGTTTTGGCACAACCCCCATCTCACACTTTGGACATCGCATCGCAGCCTATGATGTGACGACACTTTATCCGCTTGCTTTGTTCATTTCGATAGCTAACATCGCCGATGATGAGAAAGCAGCCATGTATAATGATCTTGTCTCCTACGTAGTACGAAGAGCCGTATGTGGCCTGACGCCAAAGAATTACAACAATGTATTTATGAATGTATTGCGGCACTTGTCTAAAACGGAAATTTCCAGTGTTGAGTTACGTAATATCCTCAATAGCTTAAATGGCGAAGCCTCACGTTGGCCTGGGGACTCAGAATTTCTCAACGCTTGCATCAATGCTCCACTTTATCCTGGCAGGCTCGACGCACCGAAAATGCGCTCAATGTTAACGGAACTTGAAAGAGAACTTTGTCGCCAAGTGAAGACAGAGAAGCCTGATGTTCCAAATCTTTCTAACCTCGATATCGATCATCTTATGCCTCAAAGTTGGTATTCCTGTTGGCCTCTCGAAAATGGTCATATGGTGACAAATTCAGATGCTACGGTATTGAACCAAATTGTTCTGTCTGGAACCGATCTTACCCCTGAACAGCTACTGGTAAGGAAACGGCAACAAGCGATAGCTACGTTGGGAAATCTAACTTTGCTTAACCTTAGCGTAAACCGTTCTGTTCAGAATGCTGTATTTCTGAAAAAACGTGATGCTCTCATCGTCCACACCAATCTACGACTGAACATTCCACTTATAGTTAAGGATAAATGGGATGAGGATGAAATCCTGGAGCGGGGTAAAAAGTTGGGGGAAATTGCATTGAAAGTATGGCCAAAACACGATTAATGCAATTAATAAAATGATTATAGCGGCTTTACATTAGTAAGGCCGCTACTCACTATTAAATCCTTTAATTTGCAACAAGAACAGCAGTGTCAGCCCTAGGTTTCGGACTTTGTACCGCTTATCTTGTCTTCAAAAATCAGCTCGCATCCTGCACAGCTCAACGCATTACGTTGTAGATCGGTGTTCTGGTCATTTGTTGATACGCGTACATAGCCAATAAGCATGGTAGCTCCCCCTGACAAAAGCAGGAATGATGCCATTTGCTCGTTATTTCTGCATTTTCATAAACGTTGGTTTGGGAGAAGGTTCGGCATTACCCGTTGGCGTGCCTGTTCCGTGGCCTTCCGCCACTCCGCCAACAGGCTGGCTGAAATGCAACGGAGCGGCTTTTTCTGCTGAAGAATACCCGGAACTGGCAAAGGTTTACCCGACCAATAAATTGCCTGATTTACGTGGTGAGTTTATTCGTGGCTGGGATGATGAACGTGGTGTGGATAGTGGGCGAACTCTGCTTTCAGCGCAAGGAGATGCTATTCGAAACATTACTGGCGGTTTTGGTCAGTTGCGCGTAAACAGCGAAATTAATGCAATTGTCGATGTTCAAAGTGTGAGTGGGGCTTTTTACGGAGGTACCTCAGTCAGGAATAACATCAATGTATCTATGACATACGCTAATGACCGAAAAATCCGACAAGATGTTCACTTCTCGGCGGCAAATGTTGTTCCAACAGCAAATGAAAATCGTCCACGTAACATCGCCTTTAATTATATTGTGAGGGCCGCATGATGAATAAAGCTGTATTGAATAGCGAACTCATTGCCATAAAAGCGGGAGACATTATCATTTATAATTATGATGGTGAAACGCGGGAATATATTTCTACATCAACTGAATATCTCGCTGTCGGCGTCGGTATCCCGGCATGTTCCTGTTTGGATGCACCAGGTACACATAAAGCTGGTTATGCAATCTGTCGCTCTGTAGATTTAAATTCATGGGAATATGTGCCAGACCATCGCGGTGAAGTTGTCTATAGTACCGAAACGGGAGATACCAAAGAAATCGCAGTTCCGGGTGATTATCCTGAAAATACAACCACTATCGCCCCGTTAACGCCATATGATAAATGGGATGGTGAGAAATGGGTGACGGATACTGAGGCACAGCATAGTGCCGCAGTAGACGCGGCAGAAGCACAGCGCCAGTCACTGATTGATGCAGCAATGGCTTCCATTAGTCTGATTCAGCTGAAATTACAGGCCGGACGGAAGTTGACGCAGGCAGAAACAACCCGACTTAACGCCGTGCTGGATTACACTGACGCGGTGACGGCAACAGATACCAGCACCGCGCCGGATGTCATCTGGCCTGAACTGCCGGAGGCGTAGGCCATTCAATATCTGGCGCACTGGAAGTATCGACCAGTTCCAGTGCGTCCAGATAATCCAGCCACAGATTATATTGCGCCAGATCCTCGCCTTTCAGACGACCAATAGCGGCTTTACCGGGCCATTGTTTACTGTTCATGTATTCATTGGCCTGGCTAATTAACTGCTGTTTTTTAGTTTCAGCAATATCCATAACCATTTTTTTATCTGGCGGAGATATTAATATCCATGCAGGTCTCCCCTGAGAGGTGGCACCTAATATAAAACCATCAGGAGGAATTTGCGTATATTTATTCCATTCATCATCTGATATTTCGATAGCATCATCTGGCCATCCAATACCGTTGTGATATTCTTCTTTGCGAGTTTCATCATAAAACCACAATGTTGATGCACTGAAAAAAATTCTCATTCTAATATCCTATCGCAAACCACGAGAAAGAAAGTTCTCTGGAATTGGCTGTTGGTGGCTGACCAATGCCCCCACGATAAAACGCCAGAGTTAATCCTCCTGCTTTGCGTGATGTTGTTTGAGCAAATACATAGTCATTTGTGTTCTCTTCCGCACTTAAAGCTCCTCCGGCAATACAGTCATTAGGGAATGCTGCAGGGAAATTAATCCAGATACTGGACTGCGTTGTCAGCTTTCCATACCCGGCTTTCAGAATTAATCCTCCTGGTAACTCAAAATTAAGAGGATTGTTTTTTGTAAATGGAAAGTTGGAGATATCCGGTATCTGATTTTCCCCTGTCCCCACATCCCGTTTTGCCGCTTCTCCCAAACCAAGGTTTTCGAGAGCCGTTTTCACCGTGCCATCCGATTTGATATCACCAAACGGATTCTTGCGGCTTAACAGCAGAGCACGAAGCGCGGTAAGCAACTGGTCATGCCGCCCCTTCTCCAGGCTGGCACCGGAGGTCTCCACAACGCTGCAAAGCTCCTCCTGCAACATGTCAAAGTAGTCATCATCCAGATCGGTGGCAGGCGTACCAGTCTGGGGATTACCACGGGTAAAACCGTTCTTACCCGCGCCGAACTTATCCTTCTGCGCGGTTTTCGTGTCTATACGATGCATGGATTACTCCGGATATTTAAAAATTACGTAGGTATGCGACGGGCAGAGTTTGTTAAGCACACATTCGACAACGGTGTCGCCCCAGATACGCAGTGCGGAATCACAGGGATCGCCACATGTCATCCAGGTGGTGTTGGTGGCGGCTGGCATGTTGACCTGCCAGTAATACCGCCATTCCGGCGCATTCACCGCGTCAGTACAGGAAGATGAGCAGGTGAACGTGCTTTTGTCGTATCGCGTGATGGTAGCGTCTGGTCTGCCCAGGGCAGCAAGCTGTGCAAGGTAAAAATCCTCATTGATGCCGCCCGCCAGGTTAACCTTCGCATCCAGTCGTTGCTGACGCTGGCGAAGGGTCTGTGTCCCTGCGGGAATACATTCATCCGGCAGACCGCACAGACGCTCCCAGCGGTTTATCAGTTCAGTGGTGGTGCGCGGATCCAGCTCCCGCATCAGGGCATCCGCACGCTGATGAACGCGGGTTAATGACGGTGCCGCACCGGCAATCGCCGGATCTCTGGCTGACCACGCCGGACCGGGTGGCAACAGTGCCGACAACAGACGGATGTAATCATCGTTTGTCACGTCCATGAAATCGTCCCCAGTACCGCCAGTTCATTTTTTGCAATGGAGATATTGTCTGCCGGTGCAAGCAACTGATGGCTGTATTCCCCGTTCGCACCGGAAATCGCTTCACTGATACGTGACACCTTCAGTTCTCCCTGCGGATAACCATCACGCAGCAGGAACGAACGCAACTCCGCGGTAATGGCAGCCCGTATTTCTGGTGTGTCCGGCGTCACGCGGATATGAAAATCCACCGTATGTGCCACCGGCCTGAATACATACAAATCAGAGCCTGCCACCGGGGCCAGTGGCCCGATATGTTGTCTTGCTGCCGTTTCCGTTGATTCTTCCGGAATGGGATTAATCAGGTCACTGCTGGCAATCATCACACCGACAGTTCCCGTTCCCATCCAGTGGCGGTATGTCCATGCACGGGTAATGCCTGGCACTTCTTTAGCCCAGACGACATAGTCCCCGTCAGCCCCGCCCTGAGGCGTCCAGTAATACCGCTCAATGACGCGGGCGCGCCACGTTTCCAGCTCTTCAGTATCAAATCCGCCTGTCAGGGTGTCAGCCACACCGGAAGACGGCAGACCATTCACCGGCGTGACCAGGATTAATGCCGTACCGTCGTCAGCGTTACCGACCGCGCCTGTAGTTGAGCAAGTGATCGGCACACGCAGGACACCACCGGAGCTGGTTGCATCGGCAGTTGCCGTGTACTGAACCAGGTCATCGCGCTGAATCACGCTCCCGGCAGTCACCTTCAGGCCATCGCTGACACCTTCCCAGCGCATATACCCGCTGGCAGCCGTGGCCCCCTTGCGCGGACACCGTTTCATCGCAGCATGTCGCGCCAGCCAGGACTCATCGCACAGGTCAGGCAGCATATTCATTGCCAGATAATCGATGTACCCGTAAACCGTATGCAGCGCCGCCGCATACACCTTTGCCCGCACGTCTTCATCCATGCGCCGGAGCGTGTCGCTGACGTCCAGCCTGGCGAATAAATCGTTACGGAGCATACTGATATTTTCTGCCAGCGTCGGGCGCTGAAATTCACTGTCCGCCATGCGTTATCGCACTCCACAGATCATCAAAAGAAATCATTACCGGTCCGTCACGACGCCAGAGAGTGATACTGTTACCCAGTTCATTAATCCCGGTGCGGCGGATATCCAGATCAATACGGGACACCACGCCGTCATCAACCATCCATTGCAGGCATTCGCGGATATACCCCCTTACCGTCTGCACCAGCTGATTGGTCAGTTTGCTGCGCTGAAGCAGCCACAGTCGGGAGCCGTAACGGTCATTCTGTACCGCAGGCCAGGTATCCCCCCACCATCCCATCGGGACGTCGGCGTTGTCATCAGGCTCCGCCCGCCGCCAGGTAAACAGGGAAATCACCACGGCGCGGGTCAGCGGATCCAGCGGTGCGCTGGCGCAGGTGCGTTTACCGTTCACCGTCAGCCACAGTTCCATCATGCCTCCATCGCTTTATCAGGTTTGTCGGTGTTACTGCCCTGACCGTTCTCTCTGTGACGATGCCCGTTATAGGCAAGCCGCATCGCTGACATGGTGGTGCCGCCGGAGTCGCACAGGTCTTTCACCTGTCCTGTCACTTCCAGGTCCATTTCAAAACGTGCTTCAGGTGCATTGCGAAACGTGATCGTTTTACCTGCACCGTCCACCACGATCCCCTCCCGGGTCAGCGTCACGGACTGCCCCTGATCGTCATAGACAGCCACCTCACCCGTCTGCAGCCCTTTCAGGCGGTAGCGCCGGTCCGACACCGTAACAACCACCGCATGAGAACGGTCGCCATCCGGAAACAACACCACCGCTTCCGCACCGCTGTTTGCCCTTGCGGTAAAACCGTAGGGTTCAAGATGTTCAACCCCGGCTTTGGGTTCACCGGCAATCAGGGACACATCCACGGTCTGACATTTCGTGGCGGCACTGATGCTTTTCACCACTGCCCGCCCAATCAGGCCGAGAAGTTGTCGCTGCATGGCTTCAATCGTCCTCATCAGAACGGGTCCTCCTGTACTCTGGCTTTTTTCTTTTTCCGCGCACCGGGATCTTCGGGTTCAGGCAGATAAGCATCAGGTGGGCCGACACGGATTTCCGTCAGGGTGCCGTTCTGGTCCTGAGTAAACGTGACTTCCGAAACAAGCAGTTCGGTATTGTCGAAACCACAGACCGGATCAAAGACAATCACCCGCTGGTTGGGCTGCCACAGCGTACCGTTACCCTGTCGCCAGCCCTGCACCACATAGGTGGTTTCATCCGTCCGCGCCGCCCGTTGTCGGGCTTCAAAGTCCGCACGGGCAATACAGCCTGCCCCCGTAGCCTGCCCTGTCTGCCTGATATACATCGGACGGTAACGGGCAATAAATGCGTCCTCTGTGCGGGCCCGCAGCGCGGTGGTGGTGGCCTCACCGAAATCATCGTCGTTTCCGGCACGCTGCCCCGCCACCTGGTAAACAGAAAATCGCTCCCGGATACTCTTCTCCGTATCGCAGGAAAGGATGTTTTCCCCGAGTACCAGCGCAGTATGTGCCCGCGTTGAGCCAATACCGCCAATCACCAGCCTGCCGTGCGGGTCGTCGTAAGCCAGTGCCTGCTGCTGACCGAGTATTTTGTTGATTACCTCAATCACCGTTTCACCGTGATCAGGCTGAACATCAGGAATAACACCCGACGGCGCACCGCTGTTCACCACCTCAATGCCGAAAGGCGCAGCAAGCGCCTGCGCAATCTGCACCAGCGAGCGTCCGTTAAACTGTGTCGGTTCGGCTGCACAGTCAATCAGGTCAGCCGTCAGACTACGTCCGGCAATACCGGTGCTGACCGAACGGGCATCGTAACGAACGGGAGTCGCCTCCACCCAGCCGGTGATCACCAGCTCATCACCAATCAGCACTTCCACTTTTGAACCGTTTTTAATGCGCGGCTGAAGCGTGGTGATACCCTCATCTCCCGGCCACTGGCGAGTGATCTCCACACTGAAATCCCGCGCCAGCCGTTCAATACCGGCACCGATGCGCACCGATGTCCAGCCATTCCACTCCCGGCCATTTACCCGTAGCGTGACATTGTCGTTCATTGCACTGGCACCTTCAGAGGGATCACCGGCACAAAGCCGGGATGCGTAATGGCATTACGCCGGATAATGTCCGCGTCACGCGCCGCGTTATCAAACCAGGTCGCCGCCAGCACCAGCGCGGGTAAAACCTCATCCGGCGTGCGCTGAATGATCCGTGCAGACTGTTCAAGGCGCGTGTTGATATCCGCATTCAGATCTGCTTTCACCCGGCGCAGCGCCAGAAACAGCGCATCACTGGTTGTACGGGACAACTCCTTATCAATTGCCGTATTCAGTGTGTCGCGAATGTCGGTCAGTTCTTCCCACGTTGGCAGGTCAACCGTGTTTTTCACCGCCGGTGCATTGTTCAGTGCCGGATGCGTGACAGAAGGCCAGCCGGTGCTCTGCGCGGGTGTTGTTGACTGCCCCACTGTGGCATTCTGCATCACCGCGGAAGTTGTGGGCGCAGGCAATCGTGTGACGGCATACGCCGCTTCGCTGATTGCGGTCGTACGAAGGGTGCTGGCAACCACGTTACGCTGCTGCGTCGCCGTGGCGGTGGTTTTACTGTCCGTTTTCCAGACGCCGCGCGGTTGCAGATCGCTGCCGAGGCTGACACCGGAAAGCGTTTTGATCATGGTGACCAGGTCGCTGGCGTTACCATAAAGGCGTTTCCCGGTACGCCACATTTTCTGCACCTGCTCAACGAAATTTTTGCCTGACGATGGCGGCGGCAGAAGTACCGAGATATCCCCCTGCAACAGCCTGGCGGCATCCGATACGGCAGAATCCACCACTTTCATCGCATCAGAAACATACCCAAGCATTGTGCTGGCATTACCGACGACGTCGTTCTGCACAAAATCTGCCACGCCATCGATACTGAAACCACTGAAGCTGTCACTGATGCAGTCATCCAGTGCAGAACAGGATGACATCAGCGTCTGCGCCGTCGCCGCACCTGAAGTGGGGTAAGAGAGTTCTCCCGCTTCGACAAACTTCAGGTCAAAGCGGACAATACGCCCTTCACTCTTCGATGTGCTGACCCGAACTTCCCCGTCAACACAGACTTTCAGCTCACCGTAAGTCGGATGGACAAGCGTGCCGGGACCGGGTTTATTCAGCGCGTCAATCAGGCGATCGCGCTGGTCAAAGCAGTCATCTCCCACCACATAAGCTGTGATGGACGGGCGGAAAGTGATTTTCCCCAGGTCTTCGGTATAGGGTTTGTCGCGGTTCGGGTATTCGTGCGTTTCCACACGACGACCGGTTCCCGCACTTTCTTCTTCAACCTTAAATGGCACACCGCGAAATGACGCGTCCTGAAGTCTGTCTTTCCACGTCATATAAACTCCGTACATAAAAAATCCCACCGGAGTGGGACTCATTAACAGATTAATTTTTCATTACCTGCCAAAGCGCGTATAGCCAACATCATGGCTGACATCAAAACCGCTGGATCGCGTTTCCATAACCCGCATACCCGGAGGCGAATTCACAAAAGAGACCTTGATCTCACCATCAACTTTTGGCGCAGAAGCTTTGTTAATCATGAAGGGATTCGGGCCTGTGGCATCGGAGGCGTTGTTTGACTGAGCCGGATCCACCGCCTGATAAGGTGTGTATCCCCGTGCCGGTATTCCCGTCCCATAAGCATCATAAGCACCCGCGCCCCACTGCGCAGAGTTAATGGCATCGACCGTGTCACCGGAACTGTCGGTAAACCACTCAATAATTGGCTTCAGCTTGTCCCACATATCCTGAAACCACTTAACAACCGGTCCCCAGTTATTGATTACCATCCCCAGCGGCGACCAGGCAAAAACCTTCTTCAGAAGTTCCCAGCCAGCCTCAAAATAAGGACCAATGGTTTCCCAGAGCTTCTTGAAATAAGGTCCGACAACATCCCAGTTAGTGATAATTAATCCCGCAGCCAGGGCTATCGCCGTCGCAATCATTCCAATCGGCGTCATCGACATGATCCTGCTGACAATACTGATGGCACCGCCAACGCCCATCAATCCCAGTTTCAGAATCGCAAGACCGGCAGCAAGCCCGACGACGCCGCGAATAACCCGGGGATTTTCATCCGCAAACTTCGTGAATTTTTCCCCTAACTCCCCCAGCCATTGCGTGATATTTTTGGCGTCACCAGAAAATGCGCCGCCAATAGCCGCAAGGCCGTTAGTTGCGGTCCCCGTCATTGCCTCCCACAGGTTGGACAGCGTACCAAGCTGGGCCTGAACACGTTTATTCAGGCTGGCCTGTTTATTCATCTTCTGCTGGATCTGATCGTAGCCATCCTTTCCTTTATCGATTAGTGCATTGACCACCTGAAGGGTTTCGGCATCATCACCAAATATTGCCTTAAGTACACCTGTTCGCTTAACGTCGGTCAGTTTTCGCAGCTTTGCCAGTTGCCTGAACATGTTATCAAGACCGCCAAAACTTCCTTTGCCGTCAGTAAAATCGAGCTGTACCCCGAGTTTCTGGCGGGCCATGACTTTATTGACGTCCCTGATTTTCTTAACGCTTAATCCGGACTGGATAACTTTTCGCAGGGCATTACCTGCCGACTCCCCGTTCATCCCCATCTGATCCATCATGACGCTGATGGGGGCAAGGCTCTGTGCAGCCTGAAGACCGTCCTTGTTCACCATCTTCAGAACAGAACTGGTTTTAGTGAAGAAGGACAACATGTTGGTATCGTCAACGCCCAGATAAAACGCCTTCTGGATAGTGTCGAACAGCCCCATCATGTCTTCTGACGCCGTTCCGGTAGCATCCTGCATCTTTGCAGCAAACTCAGCAGCCGCTTCCGGTGTTTTTTTCAGTTGTACCGCAAGATAAGCTGTCGCTTTACCTACACCGCCAAGAATGTTTTCTGCCGGGATCCCCTGACGCACCAGCATCTGCATCATGTTCTGGAAATCAGCCGTTGTACCGGGTAGCTGGTTACCCAGACCAATAGCCAGTTTATTGATGTCCTGAAAGCTCTTTCCGACCTCGCCGTTCGCATCCATCATGGCGACTTTCAGCCCGGTGGCGGCGTTTTCCTGATCAGCATAAGATTTCAGGGAAAGCGTCAGACCCGCTGCCAGTCCGCCACCAAGCGCCAGCCCACCCTGTGACGCTTCTTCCGCCTGGCGTTTAAATCCCCGGATTTTCTTTTGCATTTTCGACAGCGCGGGAGAAAGCCTGTCGACACCGGTGATCAACGCCTTAAGCTCAAATTCAGCCATGTGTGCGTTTCTCCTGCTCTATCCTGTTTGCCTGACTGACCAGCAAGGGAATTTCACTGATCGGCATATTCAGCAATTCGAAGGGATTAATGCGCCAGTAGCTGGCGCAGTCAAAGAAGCGATCAGTGAGGTATTCAGCCGTCAGGCCTGGAGGAAAAAACCAGCCACAAGCCACGCCGCTGCATTCAGGTCTGCCGGAGACATCTGGTCGACAGAGCTTTGCGGCACTTTCGCCAGCCGCACAATGTATTTCGACACCACATGCGCCAGAAGTCTGACGGACTCATCCTGATTCATCTGGTAGGGATACCCCAGCTCGCGGACATCCTTCCCGGTGGGTTCATCAAACTCCAGTACGGAGAGTGTCTCACCATGAGCGATAATCGGTTTCTTTAACTCAAGCTCTTTCATTACTGGTAATCCCCTTCTTCACCGTGGAACTCAAGATCAACCGTGCCTTCTTCGGCATTATGGTTCGCTTCTCCGTGCAGCCAGGCGGACGACAATACATAGACCTGACCGTTCGCCAGCTCGGCAGTGATGGTCATCTCATCAGACGAGGTGATTTTGCTCACCGGAAAATTCTTCGGCACCTTGAAGGTCCCTTTGACATAAGGCGCACGGTGAGTTTCCTTGCGGTCCACTGAACCGTCCAGGCCGATGATGTCATCATTGACCGTCCTGTTCATGGGCACCTCAATGCCGCCGGTCAGCGATAGCTGCTGACCGTCAATTTTGAAATAACAGGTTCCCCCGATACGGGCCATTATGCAGACTCCTCTGAATACTGAAGACGGAACTGGTTAACCACGGCAAAAACACGCAACTGGTTAACATAGTCAGGCGGGAACAGCGTGTTCAGGCGGTTCGGATCGCTGGCATCACGCTCCACAACCAGATACTGCTTAAACAGTTCGTAGTTTTCCACGATCCCCGCACGCTCAAGCTGACGGTAGGTTGCCAGCAGTTCCCCTTTGATTACCGCCGGGGTGACAATCGCCTGACCGGGACCAAAGCGGGTACCGTCGCTGGCAAGCTTGTGACGCCCGTACTTACTGGTAATGACGGATTTCAGTTTGCGCAGTACATACGCACTGGTATGCAGCGTCTCGCTGTCGAGGTAGCTGTTATCCGCAACCCCGTAAGCATTTTTCCTGTACGTGGTGACATCACGCTGAATGCGCAGCACCCCGCTTTCGACATACGCCGTTGCCACGCCATGAGACAGCAGGGTCTGCTGCTCGGTCATCGTGAACCGTTTCCCCTTCGGCGCAGGCAGCATACCCACCAGCTCACCGGTCTGCGTGGGACGTGCCGGATCGTTGCGGATAAACACCGCTGCGCGGGCGGTACGGCTTGCCGCCAGCTCGTCGGCAGGCGTCTGGGTGTCTTTTTCGTACCCCGCCAGGGTAATGTGCTGCTGGTTAAACTGGTCACCTGCGGTCACCAGTTCTGACAGCGTGCCGATCTTTGCCGTATACACATGACCATACAGCTGACGCGCATAGCTCCAGCGACCGCTGGTATCGTTCATCTCGGTCACCAGCGTGTTAACGGAGGCCGTGTCGTTGAACGGCAGGCCGATATAATCAAACGGCTCATCCGCCATTGCAGCCACCGCGCCGGTGAGAACAGGAGCGCCCGTTCCGGCGTTCCCCGTCGCCACGGCAATCTGTACGCCCGCTGGCAGCACTTCGCCCCCACCGAAGCCGTAGTAATTGAGGCTGACAGGAATTTCATTCCCGCAAAGCCCCTTATGACGCGCGGTCAGTGTGACCACGCCAGCCGAAGATGAAGCTGTAAACGGCAGAGTCGGAACGGCATTGATGGCATCTTTGATACTGCTGGCAATCGTCGTGACGTTATCGCCGTTGGTCACCGGTGCCTGCACGCGGGTACGTCCCACATAAACATTCACCGTGCCGGTTTTGGTTGCCGCCCCGGTCACCGTCAGCGTAACTGTTGCCGCCGCGCCCGTGGATTCAGGAACGGCAATCACATACAGCTCACCAAACGGGTCGGTCTGGCGATAAGCCTCGACCATACGCGCCAGCTGACTTCCCGCACCACAAATCTGGCGTGCATAGTCTGCCGACGGCATCAGCACCAGACGGTTGGCAACAATCTCTGCACCGTTATTGGCATGACCAATCAGCAGCGATGCTCCGCTGTCCTGTGCAGTATTCGCAGCCTGGTTATCCATTTCCGCATAAAACAGCGGAACCAGCGTATTCGACGGAATGGTGTTAAAGCTTATCGTCATCGGTGTTCACCTTTTTATTCACGCGCCGGATATCACCCGCTGCTTCACGGCGCAGCCAGTAGTTGTTCTCATCAACATTTCGCCCTTCGGCGGGCAAAAGGTCGCCGCGGGCAGGATCAGGAACTGACCGCCCTTTAACAGGTTTCACAAACATGATGATCCTCAGGAAGGAAGGGGTATTTCGGTGTGATGTTCGATATCGCCGTCAGGCCCGTTACCGGGATCGAGATAATCAACATCAATCGCCAGCGTTCGCAGTTCATCCAGACTGTTCAGGTCATCCTGCTGGCGGGTATCGTCTTCGGTCAGCTCGCTGATGACCGAAAAATCGAACTGATAAATCAGCTCATGACGATTCAGATCCAGCAGCGTGCCGCCGTCATAGGTAATCGGGTTACCACACGCTTCCGGGTTCCAGCCCAGCAGAGCCTTAAAGAGCATCTGCCGGACATCGTCCACCACATCATACGAGGCAAACTGACCGCGCTCATCACGCCCGTTACTCAGTATGACAACCACGGAGAAGCCCTCTTTCAGCTCCTGCCAGTAGTCGGTCTGGCTTTTGTTTTCTCCCGGAGAGTCATCACCCGGTACCACATATGCCGCCGGGAGCTTCAGCTTTCCGACCTCCGGCAGATTTTTGAACTGGGCCGCGCCTGCCACCCGGTTTTCAAAATACGGACAGCGGGCACGCAGCGCAGCAATAACAGGAGTCAGTTTCATCTGTGTCGTCGCTCCGGCTTCAGTGATTTACGCAATTCCCGCGCCAGAAAATAGCGTGTCCAGCTGCGGTTCTTTTCAAGCGTTTCCACCATGAAGTTATTACGTGGAGCCAGTCGCCAGCCGCTGCCACCGGATGCACCACGATGATGGCTGCGACGACGCTTTGCCCCTCGCCTCACGCCATAGAACAAAAAAGCCGGATAAAAATCACCGGTGATACGACGGTTTCCCTCTCCATTACGCTGGTTAGGGGCTATACGTGCCATAAAACCAGGGCGATGTTTACTGGCTCTGGGTACCATGTAACCAATCGAATGAGCCAGGCGTCCGGTCTGATAACCGGGGTTTTCACCCGGTGCCGACCGCGCACGGCGCATCACCAGCCGACGGGCATCACGCATATGACGCTGACCAATCGTGACAAACGCCCGCCGGACACGGGCGCGGTTAAAGCGCATCTCCGCAGGCTGCTGAAAATCAACGTGCAAAAAGGAAGTCGTCATTGTTGTCTCCGTGACTCTGCCTACATTCGCCCAGCTCCGTACACTCCAGCAGCAGAAAGCGCCGCGCCCCGTTCAGATCGCGCTGACGTTTCACCCGGTACACACTGTCACCGCAGACCACCTCATAATCAGCGGTGATCCCCCGGCGGTAACGAATGGTGATGTAATGGGTGATGGCGTCCCCGGTCTGCGCGGTTTCCTGCCAGGTGGTGGCACTGGTCTGGATAACCTTCGCCCATGTCCGGAACGTAACCGGGTATTGAGGCTCCACGCCAAAGTTATCCGCGGGCATATCCACCCGCTGGCGGATCAGGACGCGTTTATTCAGTTCACCGGGGTCCGGCAGAATGTAGGTTGCGCTGGTCTGCGCCTGACGAATTTTCATTGCGGAAAGTACCTGTACGGGCCGACAAGCCAGCCAAAACTCTGCGGCATGTCGAGTTTCTCCACTTCCGTAACCGACGAGCGGTTTTCGTAAAAATGGCTGATAAGCATCAGCATCCCCAGACGAATATCATCCGGCAGGTGCAGCCCGTCCGGATCGCTGTCCGGAATGGTTTCATCCGGTGCATAGAGCTTCCGGTTCAGATACGTTTCCGTCCGCTTTTGTGCCGCACAGGCCAGCAGTTGCAGATGGCGGTCATCAGCATCGAAATCCTCATCCAGCCGGAGTTGGGCTTTAATCTCTTCCATTGTCAGAAGCATACTCAGCCCTCTTTACTGGTCGTGGCTTTTTTCTCTTTTGTCGCTTTACTGCTTTTTGCACTGGTTCCGCGCTCTGCTAACCCGGCCTGAAGTGCAATCTCCTGCACCCGGGCAGGAAGCGCCCCGTCGTCATACTCACCGGCCCGAATGACCTCAACACGCATACCGTCCGGTGACCATTTCAGATCTTGTTTCAGGATCATGATTCTTCACCCGTCAGAACAGGGGCGCGGTTCCGCGCCCCTGAGTGATTACGCCACTGCAATCTTCAGCAGTTTGATGGCCTGCGAATCGACCAGCATGCCGCCGGTGCGTTTGGTGGTATAAAAACCGACAAACGGTTTATTGGTGTACGGGTCACGCAGAATGCGGGTGCCGATACGGTCAACGATGGTGTAACCCCGTTTGAAGTTACCAAATGCAATGGCTTTCGCATCAGCGGCGATATCCGGCATCTGTTCGTTTTCAGCGATACCGTAACCCGCCAGAGAGGACGGCTGCCCCAGCTCCAGCCCCGGACGCCACAGATAGTTACCCTCGCTGTCTTTCTGCAGACGGATGGCAAACAGGCTGTTGTTGTTCATCATGAACTTCGCGCCTGTGCGGTGTGCCTTACGCAGCGTGTAAATCAGTTTGATAATGGCGTCTGCGGTCACCGCCGTCGCGTCGCCGGATACAATATGCTGAAGTTTGCCGAACGCCCGGACCTTATCGGTTTCATCCGTGGATTCATACGCCAGGAACCCTTTCGGCTTCTTGGTACCATCGCCGGTGGTAAAGGCAATTTCTTCCTGTTCGGCAAATTCGGTTGCCAGCTCGCTGTTGATCCATGCTTCCACGTTGAAAAAGGCATCATCCAGCATTTTCTGGGTGGCCTGCGGGTTACCGTAGATTTCCCCCATGAAAGGTTCAATCAGGCCCAGTTTTGAGGTGGCAGTCTGGGAGCGCGCGTCAGTCTCGCCAACCCATCCGGAAGCCGTGCCGCCCAGATTCACCAGTTTTTTGTAGTCGGAACCACCAACGGTGATCACCGTGGCTTCCTGGCGCATCACCACTTCATCTTTCAGCAGGGTGAGAATGTTGCGATCCAGTGCTTCCGGCACGGCATAGCCGCCGTCTTCATCGGTGCCCACCTGTAATGCCTTGCGCTCCAGATCGCGCAGACCATCTTCACGGCCTTTACGCAGGAAGCCCACAAACGCTTCTTTATGCTCGGTGGCCAGTTTATTTTGCGCACCACCTGCCGGACGTTTCAGCTCAAGCAGCTCTTTTTCAAGGTCGCTTTTGAGATTTTCCAGCTCGCTGAGTTTCCCGTTCAGGGTTTCCACCTGCCCGGCAAGCTTGCCTTTTTCCTGCTCAATCGCATCCACGCGCTTGTCGTTCTTTGCTTTGAAGTCGTCAAACTTCTGCTGCAGCTCCTGCGCGACCTGTTCGACATCTTTAATATCAACCGCCATCGTATTTCTCCTGATTAGAAGTTCAGATTTTTCAGTGCATTCAGTGCAGAGCCCACATCCTCAGCGTCGCGCAGGGACAGTGCGCCATAGCCCCCGGCCATGAATGCTTTGGCCTGGGTACGGGAGAGTCCGACATCACGCAGGACTCTTTCGATTTTTTTCTGTTCGGGGATTTCCCCGCGGGCCAGTGCGTTCTTGACGTCGCTGATCCGCGCCTCGTCGTTAGACGGGAACGTCACCAGGCTGACTTCCCAGAGGTCGATTTCTTTCAGCAGAAAGGCTTCTTTGCTCCGGTCGTATTCCCAGTCTTTCAGGACGTACCCAATAGAAAGGCCGGTTAACGAACCGGCCTTCATGTGTGCATGTGCGCGTTTTGCGAGGGGATCATCATCAATAAGCAACCGTCCCCTGACGTAAAGCCCGACATCGTCTTCCTTCATTTCGGTGTAAACACCGATGGGTTCATCCATGCGGTGCTGCCAGAGCAGCGCAGGTAACGCTTTTCTGTCACTCCACGCCCGCAGGGAAGCAGCAAATGCCCCGGACATCACCACATCATCGTGGCTGTCCTTTACACCAAAGACGGAGCCATACCCTTCAAACTCACCGGAGTCACTGACAGATTTCAGACTCAGCGGTACATCAAGACGTTGTTTCGTCTGCATTGGCGTTATCCTTCTGCTTACCGGCTTTACTGCCATCGGAGGGTTTCGTGGTCATGTTCATCGGTGTGAGATAGACATCACCACCGGGACGCGGATTCATATCTTCCAGGTCGCGGCAGTCATTGGGAGAGTAAATTCCCCAGTTAATCCCGGTGGCGTAGGCTTCAAAACGGGACTTCATATCCCCGCGCAGTAACGCCCCGGCGTTAAATTTGGCGTAATAAACGCCCTGCTTACTTTTTCGTACCAGTCCGGTGTTGATCCGCTGTTCGATGCGGGTCAGATACGGCACCAGTGAATAGTTGATAAATCCGAGCCCCAGTTCTTCGATATTGTTGAAGGTGGCGCGATCGGTGTTCTGCACCATGTGCAACGGTACCCGGAACAGACGACAGATTTCTTCAAGCTGAAACTTGCGGGTTTCCAGGAACTGGCTGTCCTCGGCGTTCAGCGCCATCGACTTCCAGTCCAGCCCCATCTCAAGGATCATCGGGCGGTGAGCATTGCCAAGCCCGGTGTGACGCTCCTCAAAATCTTTCTTCAGGCGCTCGTAAGCCTGATCTGACAGCGTCTGCTCTGTACGCAACACACCCGACGTCACCGCGCCATTGCTGAACAGTCTGGCCCCGTGCTCTTCGGTCGCTGCCGCCAGCGATATTGCCTCGCGGGCATAGGCGATGGGATTCAGCCCCACCAGTCCGTCCAGCGTCAGCGTGCGCACATGCCAGATATCCTCCTGGCTCAGTACATCCGTGGAGCCATCCGGGAATGTGACCTGATAGACCGGCTCCCAGCTACTGTTAAGCTTCGGTACCACACAGCCGGGATCGACGGGCAGCAGTTCAGCCACTTCGCCAAATGCTTTCACTTTGTAGGCATAAAAGTTTCCCCGCAGGCACAGACAGGTGACCACCAGCTCCCAGAACTCCTGCGGCGTCATATAGCCATTGGGATGCGTGGAGATCAGCTTATGCAGACGTTCGCCAGTGGCTCTCTGCTTCAGGCTGCCGTTCAGGCGATACAGGTTGCAGGGCAACATCCCGACCGACTCCGCCAGCACCCTGACGCAGGAAAAAACCGCCGTCAGTCGCATGGCCCTCTGGCTGCTGATCTGCTTTCCGGTATAGGTGTCGTATGACAGCCCGATAGCATCCACCAGCTCTGCTGGCGTGGTCACCGGTGCGTCACTTTTTCGTTGAAATAATCCCGAAAAGAACACTATTTACCTCCACCAACAGACATCTGTGTACGGTCGAGATATCGCGCCACCAGCCACGACCAGAACAGGCACAACGCCCCGGCAACAACAAACCCCGCCGGGGGATAAATCAGCCAGGCACCATACGCCAGCAAAAGCACCCCCAGCACGCCCACCAGAGGCGCGAGAATCAGCATGATCATAATTACCTCAGTTAAAGCGAGCGGATCCCGTAGGACTCAATGTGGTCGGACAGCGTGTCTTCTTTCTCATACAGCATGGCTCTGCCAACCGCCATAATCAGCGCAACTGCACCATCGATTTTGTTTTCCGCCTGCTCTTTGACGGGCTTCACCACATCATCGTTACCCGGAATGGTTTTGCCGACCACGTTGCCGATACACCAGGTCATGATGGGATTGCCATCATGATGAAAGCGCCCCGATTCAATTGCCGCTTCCAGCTCTTTCATCGGGTCGGACATGTTGGTGTAGTTCTGAATGATGGTGATGGGATTCAGGTCTTCATCAGCAAGGTCATGTGACAGCCCGGTCGCCCCGAAGGGGTCGATGGGTGACTCGCTGACCGGGCTGATTTTGTTCGCCGCTTTGGCCTCTTCGAGGATGTAGCGATAATCCACCTCTGCACCATCGGTAACGGTCAGGACGCCCATTTCCCCCCATTTCTGAAAGCGTTCGGCTGTCCGGCGATCTTCATTTTTCTCGACGCTGTACACCGTGTCATACGGTACCCAGAAACGCGGGGCCACACTGTAGTAATGCGTTTTACCGTCAATCTCGCGGGTATAAAGTCGCGCCATGCTGTTCATATCCAGCTTACGCGCCAGGTCAAAGGCCAGAATGCACGGCTGCCCCTCGAACTGCTCAAGAGTCAGTGATTTATCCTCGCAGCTCTGCCAGCTCACCAGGTTGAAATACGCCGAACGCGCCGACACCCAGATATTGAGGTGTTTTGTTTTAAAGACGTTTGCCAGACGGGCGTTATTTTTCGCACGCTGCTGCTGACTTAACAAAAATTCGCGATAAACCGACACGCCAATATTCGGGTTAGCTTTTTCCAGCACCTGCGGGTCGGTCCAGTCATCGCCTTCGTCAACGGTATAGATGATCCCGAACAGTTCATCGTTGGGTACCGACCCGTTGAGCATCTCGATAACTTCCCGTCGCTTGTCGTAGCACGGCCCCTCAATGTTGTACCCGGCAGTAGTAATGGCCCACATCAGTGGCTGACGTCGCGCCCCCATCCCGGTAAGCATCGTGGTGTAAAGCGCATCGGTGGCGTGCTCGTGATATTCATCCACCACCGCACAGTGGGGTGATGAACCATCACCGGGGTTACCGATCAGCGGTTCAAACCGCGCGCCATCCTCCGGACGATTCATGTTTGAGGCGTTAACCTCAATCCCGAACGCTTCCGTCAGCATGGGAGTGCGTTTACACATCAGTCGCGCCGGGCGAAAGACTTCCCACGCCTGTTTCTCTGTCGTGGCACCGGAATACACTTCCGCGCCAAACTCGTTATCACAGGCAAAACAATACAGGGCAACACCGGCAGAGATTGCCGATTTGCCGTTCTTACGGGGGATTTCGGTATACACCTCCCGGAAGCGGCGCAGCCGGGACCCTTTATTGACCCAGCCAAACGCACAGCAGACCACAAATAGCTGCCACGGCTCCAGCGTGATGGGCATCCTCTTGAATGCCCACTCACCCTTGGTGTGCGGCAACAGCTGAATAAATTTGGCGGCCCGTTCAGCCAGGTCCTTGTCGAAGCGGTAACGAAACGACTTACTTTTTTCCGCCATCAGGTCATCAAGATGGCGCTGGCAGGCCTGAATCACAAACTGGCAGGCCACAATCTTTCCGCGCACAACATCACGGGCATACTGATTGGCAGCATTTACGTTGGGGTAAGATTTCCGGCTCATGACTCGATGATTTTCAGAAACGGGTTAGTGGCTTTCTTCTGCCCCGCCAGGCCAATCAGACGCTGGCGGCTGCTGGGGTCGAGTCCGAGCATTGCCCCCGTGCTGCTCATCTCGGACTCCTGTTCTTTTTTGGCGGTCAGCTCCGGATTTTTGACCCTGCCGCCCATTGCACCGGTGATGGTGTTGCCCTGTATGGCAATATTTTTCACGGCACGTCGCCAGAACTCATAGGCCACGCACCACCGCTCAAGCACCGCGAGGTCAGTCACGCACAACAGGCCCTGACCGCAGAGTTCTTTGGTTGTCAGTTGCCACATGATCGTGGCGAGAGGGAGATTTTCTTCTGCGAACCACTCCGGTGGCTCAACACCTTTGATGGGCGTAAAAACAGGTTCATCTTTATTCAGGGCTCGCTTGCCGGGGTTTCCGGCCAGCGCCTTGCGCGCCGTTGGCTTGGGGCGACGCCCGGAACGCCCCGCCGTTCCAGCCATATGCGGCACTCCTGGTTAAATTTCATTTTTCGCGGGTATAAAAAAACGATGGGGCGGGCAGTCCGGAAGACGTCAGGTCACAGGGATTTGACCCGCCCCTCCCCTCAGACAGTTGAGAATTATTATCACTTTAACCGTTCACGGGTCGTCTTCGCCTTATGACACGGCCAGCACAGACTCTGCAGATTACTGTCAGCATCAGTGCCGCCATGCGCTTTAGGGATGATGTGGTCAACAGTTTTCGCCTCACGCACCACACCAGCACGCAGACATAACTGACACAGGCCTTTGTCACGCTTCAGGACACGCGCGCGGATACTGTCCCACTTCGAACCGTAGCCGCGCTGATGACGGGATTGTCCAGGTTTGTATTGCTTCCAGCCTTCGCTTTTGTGGCTTTCGCAATAGCCTGACGGGTCAGTGGTGGTATGGCGGCAGCCGCGAATACGGCAGGCTTTTGGGGTTCGTGGGGGCATTTAAATTTCTCCTTCAATCATTACTACTGGTCTACCCATCGTAATGGCAACAAAAAACCGCCCGTGGAAAGTGGGCGGTTTAGGAGAGAATCGATTTAAATCAAATTGCCGATAAATTTCGCCTGTACAGACAGAGTCGCACCAGGAACACCAGCAATTCCACCTTCAAGGTAATAACCATCCCCAATATCTCTCACAGAGAGATCCATCACATAATCGTTAAGGCCTGCAATAACGTTTTGTGCTGAAGGGTTATGGCGGGATACATGAAGTTTCAATACCCCATCTTGTACACGCCCCTGATAGGTAAACCCAAAATCACCACCATTAACCGCATTATCCTTCACAACGACCGTGCCATTGCCAACATCATTATGACCGCTTCTGAACACAACAAAATAAATGCCGTCTTTCATGTGTATAGTCCTTCAAAAAAATCACCCAAATCAGGTGCTTTGTATCTATTGGGTCATCACATATCAAATCAAGGAACAAAATAAAGTGAACATCATTTTTTTTGCATGATGTGACCACGCTCAACTTCAATCCTTCTGATGTCAGCTTTATCGGTATTACACTGCGCCAATGCAGACAACAAGGCGGCATTCAGATCTAAGCTCGAGCCCCACGTAAAATGATCAGGTAAATCAGGCTGAGGGGTTTCAACCGTCAGGCTGGCTGGCAGTGGTGCCGTCGGAGTGTTCACGTAAACTGTCCGCGTACTTCCGCAACCGCTCAGCAGCGGCAGCAGGCACAAGACGTGAAGCACAATCATCATCCGCAACGGCCATTTTGATATCTTCCTGGGCTCTCTGTGACTCCTGTGCGATCTGCTGTTTTGCATGCTGGTTAGCCTCCAGAACTGTATTGACGATTTGCAGTGATTGCAGGACGTTATTGGTAATGGCCATTGCTGATCCAGCATTTCGTACAGACTCATCAGCACGTTTCTTTTCGTACTGATATTTGCTGTAGTAGTGGTTGGCTGACCAGATGAAAGAACCAATGACAGTAACGAAGAAAGCAGCGATAACCAGCTTATAGCTCAACTTCATTTACCCCCCCACCAGCCTCTTCAAACCGTGCAATCAGGTCACCGATTTTATGTTCATACTGACCGTAACCTGCACCAGGTAATGACGCCCAGATATTGCTGCAACGGTCGATTGCCTGACGAATATTGCCGCGGTCAATCATCGGTAAAGCGCCACACTCTTTAATCTGCTGCAGAGCTACAGCGTCCTGGCTTTCTGGAGAAAAATCTTTCAGGCCAAGCTGTTTACGGTAAGCATCCCACCAGCGTGAAAGAAGCTGGTAACGTCCGGCGGCTGTTGACTTGAGTTTCGGGTTTAGCGTGACAAGTTTGCGAGGGTGATCGGAGTAATCAGTGAAGAGTTCACCACCAACAATAACGTCATAACCGTGGTTACGTGTCGGTTGTCGTCCGTTATCCGTTCCTTCTGACCAAGCCACCATATCGAGGAAAGCTTTACGCTGGGAATTTAGTACCTGCATAAATTACTCCTTAGAGCCACCAAATTTGTTACCGATTACTCGCATTGCAGCCCCACGAATAGCATCGACACCGATCAGCCCCACCCCACCACCAATGGCAACAGATAGTGATTTAGGCCATCCGACATACTCAAGAGCGGATGCAAAAGTCAGCGTCAGAGCACCACAGAGTAGAATTTCGAGTGTTTTTCGCTTCCAGCCGCCACCACCGCCAAAATAGGCAATACGTAAACCAGCCATAACAATCGACATAATCACTGCGCCCAGCGGTGTGTCTCCACGCCACCAGCTCTGGACCAACTCCAGCCAGGTATTTGGGTTATGAGGCATTTGTAGTTATCTCTCACCTCGCCAATACAGGAGGTGCAAATTGAGGGAACATCATGTACCGCAAATCAGAAGCGGAAACGTAAAAGAGGCCGAGCCAATGGATAACTGCGGTATAGACCAGGCTCAACAAATAGCCGGGTCCAGAAACGACAAACCCGCTCGACGGCGGGTTTAAGCTGTGTGGCGAAGTGACCACTCTTAACACGATACAATAGTTTTTGCGTACGCGTTAGCATTTTTGATGGAAGTTAATGGTTGTTAATCTTATACTCAGTAAACAAAATTTATGCCGCCTTGAGCATGATGCGACATTAGGCACATGTTTGGATCTTCCTCGAAGATTCGTGCGGTAGCTATGCTCAAAATCCAATCAGCTCATAAAACATACTATGGGTTTTAAATGCTCATTCCAACATCTCTATCAAAACAACCAGTAATCGAAGCTGCTTTCGAAATGCGTTTTTCTAAAGAAACACAAATATCGGAAATAGTTCCAGGGTTTCTTTTTCACGCTCTAGGTTGTACAAAACCAGTAATTAGTTTACCACCCAGTCAAATACCTAAAAATGTTCGTGAGGGAGATGAACAATTACATTACGCAGTTGTCAGTCGCCTCGAAATCGAAGGGTACTATATTGGACTAAGTGACCATGGTGTTGTTGTATCCACCAGCACCAAATATCAAGGGTGGAGTCATTTTAGAGAAAAAATCATTCATGTATTAAATGAGCTTAACAAATTAAATTTAAATGACAACATCATCCGCTACTCATTAAAGTATGTAGATTTTTTCCCAAAAGAAGACGATTCTAATTTATTTGATAAGCTAAACGTCAGCTTAAATATGGCTGGCGAGTCTATGTCTAATTATCCGATCAATATCAGAATCGATAAAAATGAAGGCGCATTTCTAAATATAATTCAAATATTATCTCATGCTTTAGTCATGTCAGATAATGGAGAATTTAATAAAAAAGGACTAATCCTAGACATAGACAGTATTAGGCAAATCACTAATACTGATGAAATAGATAAGTTTAAAAACGAACCAAAAAAAATTCTTGATGATCTTCACTCCTGTAATAAATTAGCTTTCTTTAGTTGCCTTAAAGAGTCAACAATTCAAGAACTAGAACCATCCTACAAATAGAAATGGTGGTATGATATGTATCCGTCTCATCATGTTTATCGAGCTCAACTTCAAGTATTAACTTTGGTTTTATATGGTCTGCATATAACAGCATTAACAGACATTGCCCAAAATCAACAGCATGGTCCTCAACAAAGTTTAATCGTCAAAAATCACGCTTTGGAGTATAAGTCTTCAACTACCGATTCAGTTCATTCCATCACACAAACATATAAAGCAGGGAGCACAATCTCAGTTGATCAAAGACTTGCAGTCTCGATGACAAACTTTTATGAAAAATTATCAACAAACCAGGTGTCTTTAGGCAGTGAAATAAATAAAGTCGTTCATGCTTCACTGTGGGATTTATACTTGGATTAAGTGATGAGTAATAACATTTTTGATATCGAGAAATTCAAAGATCAAATTCCATATTATTTAACAGCTCATCAAAAAGAAGGGCTAATAAATGCACTTAGAGATTTCCCTGAAAACACTAACTACTACCTTAGCAATTATCATGATGATCTGAAAAATGCTGCACTTCAGGGAGATATATTTAAGGAGCTTACAGTATATTCAATTAAAGGGACTAAAAAAACACGAGGAATTATATTAAGCAACAGTTGCGATATAGATACAAGTAATAATCGTGATGTGCCAATGCGTGCAGTCTTTGCTCCGTTAGTAAGTTTATCTAAGTTCGAAGCTATTCTTCTCTCCAACGGAGTTTCTAAGACTTCAATAGATAGCAAAATTGATGCTATAAGGAAGCAGTTAATTACTAATATTTTTTATCTTCCTGAATCAGACAACTTAGAAGAATGCATCGTTTTTCTTGATGATGTATACCAATTACCAACGGAAGAATTACAAAAACTCTTGAATGATAAATGCAAAGCCATAACTTTAAGTCAAGTTGGTTTCTACATTTTACTATTCAAAATATCTATTCACTTTTGTAGATTCCATGAAAACATACAACGATTCGATCATTAAGGCGGTACTACCGCCTTTTATTATTTTACACAAGTATACTTACAACCCCCTCTATAAAACCGATTGCGGTTTGCAACTCCTTCCTAATAGTGCCATCAGAGCACCTTCTCTTTTTGGCAATAGTGCGTAATGAGATACCAATAACAAAGTGGGCTATGATGAGCTCATATTCCTCTGGTTTATACCTTCTCAACCGAGCCACACAACTGTCTATCATAATGCCTTCGTCATCATCACACTGAATCCGTGACTTTTTGCCATGAGGTAAAAGCCCCTTGAAGCCTGCTGCTACCGACTGCCAGTCCACACCACTGTTGTCTGCTGCAGCCCATGCTCCCCAGCGGTCCAATACTTCATACATATCACGCATCAACTTACTCCACAAAAATCAGGCCAGCACGCCAATTGCCAGCGCACGATCGATAAAACGAAATATCAGCTCCAGCTGGGAGCCATATCTCTCTTCAAATGCCACGGTATCCGCATGCAGCTCGTCGTGATGCTTTCTGCACAAAGGCAACACAAAGAGGTCATGCGCTTTTGTACCCATTCCACCCTGACCGTGACCTATCAGGTGGTGGGGATCATCAGCTGGCTTTCCACAACATGCACACGGCTGTGTCTTAACCCAGCGCGTGTATTTTTCATTAACCCAGCGGCGACGTTTTGGGCGTAACATAAAAGACTCCGGCGACTCCGGATCCACTTTCAGCGCCAGCACCTTTTTCGCTTTATCCTGGATGATGCTGGTGGCAGGAACCGAAGGCACAAGGTCACTTTCCCGGGCGACAGACGGCACAACAGGCCTCGGTAATCTCAGTGCCTTACGGGCTGCACTTTCCGGTAAGGCATCCGCCAGGTCATTACGAATCAGCCACCAGCACAGTTCCGGCATTGTCACAACGTGACTGTCATCAAAACCGAGATCCCGACGCACAACAGACAACACCCAGCGGGCACAGTTATCCGTTGCCATTGATTCCAGCCGTTCCGTGAACTGATCGCGCAGCTGGTTATCGCAGTGCCAGCACAGACGGATTGCGCCCGGAGCGTGTCGCATTGTGGTCATGTTCTCGCTGTGCCAGTCGGAATGAGGCCACTGGCAGCCTTTTTCACGAAGTAACCAGCTTTCAAGACATTCCACGCCACCAGCACGACGGATCACTGCCTCATTGCGGAACACGGCCCGAACGGCAGGATCATCCGCCAGCGGTTGTGATGCCGCCGGAACGGCACCACTGGCGAAAGATGAGTAACGTTCCGGCTCAGGCTCCAGCAGGACACGCCCCTGCATAAACAGGGGCATCAGCTCTGAACCTGGCCTGAACAATACGATCCCCATACGCGGGGCAATTTCAGGGGTCAGTAGTGCTCTCACGGTCACCTCAATGAACGGTATCGAGCAGCTTTAACAGCTCAGGGAATCGGGATTCGAAGAAATGCGGCTGCGTCTCGCGCGGATTTGCGGGACTGGTGATGTTCTTGCCGAACATGCAGCCTTTCGCTGTCAGCGACCAGAATTTTTTGATGTTGTTAATCGCGGTACGACTGTATCGTTCGCGCTGCTCGACGATCCCCAGCTTCACCATCTGGTGATATGCCTGATTAGCTGTCAGGCGGATACAATACTGCTTCAGCAGTGCACTCAGTGACAGCGTGGGGCGGCTTGAGCCATCAGGCGCGTCAGCAGGAGCATCAATGGCATAGCGCGGTGCCAGATTCGGTAAGCCAACAGCCTCCTGGAGTTTCTGACAGGCTCCAAGCACTGAAGAGTTAGACAGGTTTAATTCCCGGCGCATAAAGTCCAGCAGAATCACACCAGCCTGCATCTTGTCAGCAGCCTGTCCGGATAATTTTTCCGGTGCACTGGTTACCATGTCGAAAGTACGGATCACCTTCAGATGGAATGACGGGCTGATCCACATTGCATAGGCATACACCAGTTCTTTGCAGACATACGTCCCCTGGTTATTTCCGCCACGAATAACGTTAACTGGTTCTATATTGACCGAGTTGCAAATCTGCAACTCGCTTATTAAACGTTCAGTTTGCTCATTGCGGAGCCAGAATGCAGGCTTATGCTTATCCAGAGAACCAGCAGCCCTGTGCAGATCGTTCAGGCTGTAACGCCCATAAGCATCACGACGAACTTCAATACCATCAATAACCATCAGATTATTCATACTTCGTTTCTCCTCTTAATCAGGCGGCTGCACCCGCCGGTTTCTCGTACTTACTGATAGTGATCTCGACCTTCCCTTCCGGGATAACCGGTCCCCACTCCACCAGCATTCTTTTCACCTGACTGTCGTCTTCCCACACACCCGCGTGGGTCAGGGCGTCAAACAGCGCCTTGTTATAGTTGTCCAGATCGCGGATCCTGTTATCCGGAGGAAACAACACGATCTCCACTGAAGCAGGTGCCGACGTTGGTTTCGGCAGACGACGTAACTGCTCAACTATTGCTGCGCACGCCGCGCTCTGGAATTTTCGCCCCGCCGCGCTTATCAGGCTCTTACCAGCAAACGCCCCTTTGTTGGGGTGTCGCCAGTACGTGTTCACGCTGGGTGGAAAAGGCAGGATCAGCTTCATACTTTCAGGCCCCTCTCATGTAACCAGTGGGTTGCACGCAGCCTTGCGTTTTCCTCACCGGCAAGCAGTGAGCGGATAATCCCGACCGCCTCGCTGTCGTCGTCCTTCACCGCGGTATGAAGCGTGATGCCCCGGGCCACGCCACGCTTTATCGTGATGACGCCTTTTTTCTCCAGTGCGCGAAGATGCTCCACCGCTGCATTCACTGAACGGTATCCCAGCATGGTTGCCACCTCCTGATTGGTTGGCGGGAAGCCACGTTCTTTCTGATAAGAAATCAGCATATCCAGCACCTGCTGCTGGCATTGAGTTAACGTCGTCATGCCGCCATCTCCCTGACCAGTTTTTCTGCCTGCTGGCGAACCTGCGCCAGAAAGGCCTCACCACATGCCTCAAGTTCATCGCGCCCGATGTAGCTGATTGCCGGTCCCTTCCAGGTCTTGTCGAAAACAGCAATAGCACCAGCGAAGAAAGCGCCTGTCGGCACCTGCTTCTCATCCTTCGGGATAAACCAGGCAGGCAGTTCAAAACCAATACGCCCGCGAATAAAAGCAATATGATCTGCATCTTCCGGCCACCACACTTCGCTGGTGGCAGCTTTGATCAGGAAAACATAGCGCCCGCCTTTATCACGCATGGCACTGGCATGCTTCATGATGTAACGCATGCCGGTAATGTATTGCCCCTCATGCTGACTGGCGCGGCTGTATGGGGGATTACCAAAGGCAGCACCTTTAAGCTCCGCAAGGCGTTCTGACCAGTCATGCGCCAGCGCGTTGTCTTCCGCCGTGTAATACGCAGCACATTTGGCGTTATCACCGTCAGTGAACAGATCCAGAACAAACGGGCCAAACAGGGTGTTAATTCCCCAGAAAATGTTGTCCGGCGTGCGCCACTGATCGCCCACTTCCTTCAGTTCATGGGCTGGTTTGTTCCGCAGTTCCGCCAGCGCCTGGCAATATTTATTACTCATTAAGCCCCCACGTAATTCCCTGAGAGATACCACTCTTCACCTGATGCAGCCTGCTTACTGCTTTTCCGTAAACACCGTTCACGACGCGCCAGAAAATTGTTTCGTTCTGGCTGGGAGTGGCTTTCACGGAATGCCGCCATCCACACGGTTGCAGCACGACGGTATAAGCCCCTGGACTCCAGTTCTTCAGCCTGGCGGGTCAGGCACAAAATCACCTGGGGATCGTTAGTGCCGACATAGAAATTGCGCACAGGTCTGGTTTCTCGAACTGGTTGTGGTTCCGGTTCCTGCGCTCTCTCAGTCAGGCGCGGGAAATGTCTGCGTGTATCTCCTTCACAACGGTGAGCCACACGCCCACTCTGACGTAACTTGCTTGCTGACTGCAGAACGCGCTGCCGTGAGTAACCTGCAAAAGCATCCGCAATGTCTCCGGAAGTACATCCCGGATGGGCTTCAATGAATTTCTGAACTTCATTCAAAAGACTCATTATCACCCCCTGAATCCTGCCGGGATCTGGCTGTAGTCCACGTTGTCGTAACTGGATTTGAAGTACGGGTCTTCGCGTTTTTCGGTGTACGTGCTAACGGACGGTGATAAGCGCAGGGAAAGCTCATCCCATTTTTCCCGCAACTTCGACGGGCTGAGCACGTTACGGCACCAGAACGGATCGCGGCTGACGCGGCTGTACATCTCGCAGATTTGTTTGTGAGTACGACCATCCTGCACACACATCAGGCGAATTTCGTTTGCCCAGGCTGTCCAGTTCGGTTCTTTGGGACGAACCACCTCGCCGTCACATTCGGCGGCTTGCTCGTACAGGGCGATGATTTTTTTCCAGAGCCACTGTGCGCAGGTCAAATCATCCTGCGTTCCCCACTGGCGCTTTTTAGGGCTGAATACAACCGCATCAGGATGGCGAGTTAAAAAATCCTGTTCATCCGTCTGCGTGTCCGGTTGCGAAGCGTCCGGACGAGAAGGTTTTTTATCTGACGGATCATGTTTTGATTTTACTGACGGATCCCCGCCAGATTCTGACGGGTGAAAACCCGCTTTTTTGCCAGATTTCGACGCATCAAATTTTGACGGGTCAGATTTTGATGCGTCAGATTTTGACGGGTCAGAATCTGACAGTTGAGAAAATGCCGCTGCCTGAAGCTTCGCAACGTTAAGCTGATAAACATTCGACGCATTGCGGTTACCCTGGCGACGCGCCTTACGCGTTAACCAGCCTTCTGCTTCCAGCCGTGCGATAGCCGTTCTGACGGTACTCATTCCCGCGCCAATCTGGCGGGCAATGGTTTCAATTGATGGCCAGCACACACCTTCGTCATTACTGAAATCAGCCAGGCGGGCCATAATTGCCACGCTGGATAATTTCATGCCTGATGCAGCGCAACCATCCCATACATAGCCGGTTAATTTAGTGCTCATGACCGACCTCTATTTCCCTGAATTTACGACGAAACTGTTCGAGCAGGCTGAAGCACTCATGCTCATAACCTTCGCGGAGGTAGATAACCCGTTGTGTTTCCGGCTCCCAACGAATGACTCTGACGGGCACTCCGTAGTGATCTTTGAACCAGCGGTTAACTTGTCGCAAAGGACTGTCTCCTTCTGCCGGTTGAAATCACCCACAGCCCACTCTGCAAAGCTGTGGGTTACAATTTCCCTGTCACCTGGTACATTTACTGCATAGCAATACTCCACCTTCGCTTTTCCACCCGGTACAGGAAGCGCAATCAGTTGCGAGCGACGGTAGTGTGTTGTTAAACTGTTCATGCGTTAGTTTCTCCACAGTCACGACACGCCACGGCGCCCGGAGCTGCACACTCGCGGGCGTCATTACTTTCTGAAATGCAAAAAATTTTGTAGACCAGTGCTGCATGCTCCTGCAGCTTCGAAATTGAGAGGTACAGCTCGTCGTTAATTGCTGTCTTCTCATGCGGTTCCACTACACCGTCTTCAATTGCTGAACGAATCTGTTTTGAATAACTGCCGATCTGTTCAATGACTTCCAGCAGGCGCTGGTTAATATCGGCGTTGTCCACATCCTCGACGTCAGGAAGAGACACAAAGACGCCATTTGCAGACTGCGCCACAGCGTCAGCAATGAAGTGAGTTCCACCAGCACGTTGCAAAATCATTGCCCATCCCAGCGGGAAAATCTGATCGCCATCGGCACGAAGGCGGTTAAATAATGCGTTCTCTGTTACATCCAGCCAGTCAGCTGCTTCAGCGTAACCCCCCGGCAACGCTGCGATAGTTTTTCTGACAGCTTTCACGTACCACTTAGGCTGTTTTTCTACTTTCCAGTGATGCTTACCCACGGCTATCTCCTTAAAACTGTGGTTACTTTTCATCTGATGAATCTTTAATCTTTTGAAAAATATCTGGACGTAATTTTTCTTTTGATATGCCAGTGGTCTTTTCAATGAATATCGAGAGCTTTGCAGGGGGACGCTTTTCTCTGTTCAACCAGTTCCAGACATGTTGTTGCTTTACTAAATGACCGCTGCTGGCTGTGAGCTTCCGAGCCAATTCTGATTGACCACCAGCCAGAGCGATTGCCTCCGATAAGGCTAATTGCTCAGGTGTCATAGCTTTCTCCTTTTTAGGTAGTTAAGTTGTTACGAGTTGCAAGAATACAACATTAACAACTTTTATCACAACTTTTAGGTGTTGGAAAGCTAAAACATAAAGTTGTAACCTCATCAAAAAAGAGAGGGATATGTTGTGAAAACACTGGCAGAACGATTAAAGATAGGTAGAGAGAAAGCTGGCATGAGCCAAGCTCAACTAGCTGAAAAAATTGGACTTTCACAACAATCTGTAGCCAAAATAGAGAATGGCGAAACTCTACAACCGCGCAAAATTAAAGAAATTGCAAAAGTTTTAGGTGTATCACAAAAGTGGTTACAACTTGGTATTGAAGACAACGCATCCATACCTGATCTTGTTGTAAAAGAAGCAGAAAGCACCGCATTAGACCCCGATATTTTCGTAAACATTCCTGTTTTAGATGTCGAGTTATCGGCAGGTAACGGATGTCTGGCTGAAATAGTTGAATCAGCTATTGACTGGTTTCCGTTAAGAAGAGCAGATTTGAGAAAATCTGGCGTATGTGCATCTAATGCCAAGATCGTAAAAATATGGGGGAACAGTTTATTACCGGTTCTCAATAATGGAGATCTTGTTGCCGTTGATATTTCTCAAACCGTTCCTATTCGTGATGGCGATCTTTATGCCGTACGAGATGGTGTATTGCTAAGGGTTAAAATACTTATCAACTTACCTGACGGTGGCTTGATTCTTAGAAGCTTCAACAAAGATGAGTACCCAGATGAAATACTCACCTTTGAAGATAGACGAGCCAGAATTCATGTTATAGGTAGGGTATTCTGGTCATCGCGAACTTGGTAATGCATCGAAAAGCATTTCTTCAGAAATAATTTTAAGTTTTGCACCATTATCATCCCTATAAGATATAGCCTTTTCGATCTTCCTTCCGTGACTTGAGAATTTCCAATCACGGGAGGAAAGCGTCCCAATTACTAAAAAATCCAACTTTTGAGTAATTCCACTACTGATGTTCCCACCAGCATTTTTAATCAAATTTTCAACTACGGCTCTCTTTCCTGCAACAAAAGTGCCTGTAAGACAATAGGTTTTACCCTCTAACTCTATCGAAGCCCCTACATCAATAGGCAGCCTGGTCGCCAAACCATCCACCACCCCACTTTCCAAGTCACATCCTGTGAAGTCTACTAATGCCTTATGTAGAGTTAAACTCTCATCTTCAGTAATAACACCATCTTTAAGAATTTCCTTTACAAGTGCATAAAGTTTTTTTCCTGGGTAGTTGTTCTTCAAAGCTCCATTTTGCTCAAGCCACCAATTAAGATATCTTATTTCTTCTTGAGTTAAGTTCCGATCAGCAATTAATCCTTTACATAGTCCATTAAGTAAATGGACATCTACATCCTTGGAGTAAAAATCAATTTCAGGGATATCAAGAATTTCCCTCTGTATTTGGAGAAGGCTATTTTTAAGGTCATCACGTTCTTCTGATGTGATTATTCCATCCGCAAGAATATCCGACACCCGTGCTGATAGACTTTTTATAACTCCATTATTGATAATCTGCTTTGCTTCAAGTAACCATGTATCTAAGTAAAGAACCTCCTCTTCACGGACAACTCCATCTGCAATGATTCCATCAATGATGCTAATCAAGTTAGCAAATAACTTGTCCCGGTTCTGTGTGTAATTAAAAGCGTAAAGCGCGTCTTCCATACAACCTCCTTTTTTTGATAATCCTTGCACTCCTTGGCTACTCGTTCAAACCACATAAAGTTGTTGACAACATTCAAAACCACAACTAAATTACAACTTAAAGGTGTTAAAACAATGAGCAGGCAGGACGCCCACGAAGTAGCCGCCTGGGGCATATGAAGTCCAGGATGATTCGTTAGCAACAAAAAAGCGCCCTACAGGACGCTTAGCTCTTTAACAATCTGGTCCCCATCAACAAGTAACTGATAACTTGAGGAGGTGTGAAATGCACAAAACAGAACCAAAAATCGTCGCGCCCGGATACACAAATGAGGAAATTTACGAGTGGATGGCAAAGAAGCTGGCAGCTATAAACCAGCTTCGTGAAGTGCTGTCTTATCGACAGGAAACAATAGACTCCTTAAAAAAACTGGATCAGGAAATCACGGTTTTATCACAGGATGTTACTTTAGATATTGTGCAGACAAATTAGGATCCCATTCATTTTCGTCAAAATCATCAAAGTGATGAATTTGTGATCTCCAGTCTCGATAATCTAAAAATTTCTGGGCGGTTACGCTTATTTTATCAAGCGTGAGTTCATCCTGAATTGAAAGAAGAAGTTCATCAAATTTCATCTCATTAATCTGTTTTGGCATCCAGTGATGCTTCATCAGAATAAGGTGAACCAGAGCTTTTTTCCCATTCAACTGATTATAGGGAGTGCCGAATTTCTTCCGGTGCTCATGTAAGACAAGGTCCAGAAGAGTAAGTAATGTTGCCCTTGATTCAACTTTGCTTATTTCGACTGATGACACTACCCCACTGATTTCAATGCCCCGATACTTTCCAACATTTTCACAGTGGGATTTGTACAGCGTATAGATATTACCGGACATTTCTTTTCCTTTTGCGTTGTTGGGGATAACCAGATTAACCGAATCCTTGTTGTTGGGGAATAACCAGGTCCACCTCGCCTGATGTGGCTAAAAGCAGGCACATAACAGCTAAGTATTTTCAACCAGAGAGAATCCTTAGCGTTGTGGTGAATGCGGCTCAGCGCACGCGGGTTAAGGTTGAGGCTGACAGTCGACCTTCTGTGGATACCCACCCGTCTGGTGTGCAACCTTCGCCAGGCACCGGGAGGCACCCGGCACCACAACTTTATGCTGTGTGTAGTCCCGGCGGTACCAGTTTGTACCCTTGCTTCCGGCTGGTACCGTCCTTTTTACAAAACAGAGAAGAGCATCACCGGACGACGGGCTCATAACCCAATCCATCCGGGCGGCTGCCACCGCAGGTGTTCTTCTCTGTTTTGTGGAGAAACTAATCGGCCTTGCAGGGTCGATATGATGAGGAGCAGCAAAATGGCTAGCGAACGCAGTACTGATGTGCAGGCATTTATCGGGGAGCTGGACGGCGGCGTATTTGAAACCAAAATCGGCGCAGTTCTCAGTGAAGTCGCTTCCGGTGTGATGAACACGAAAACCAAAGGTAAGGTCTCACTCAACCTGGAAATCGAACCATTTGATGAGAACCGTGTGAAAATCAAACACAAACTCTCATATGTTCGCCCGACTAACCGCGGGAAAATTTCCGAAGAAGACACCACCGAAACGCCGATGTATGTCAATCGCGGTGGTCGCCTGACTATTCTGCAGGAAGACCAGGGACAGTTACTGACTCTTGCCGGTGAACCTGACGGAAAACTCCGCGCAGCAGGTCGTTAATATCGTTTTTAATTAACTGATTATTTATCTCATCACTGAATATCTTTATATAGTGAGGACTTATTATGTCTCAGAACTTAGACGCAACCGCAATTAATCAAATCCATGCCCTTATTTCTGCTCAGGGTGTTAATGAAATTATCAGTAAGATTGGTGCCGATGCTGTGGCATTGCCTGAGAATTTCCGCATTCATGATCTGGAAAAATTTAATTTAAATCGCTTCCGTTTCCGTGGTGCGCTTTCCACTGCCAGCATCGATGACTTTTCCCGTTATTCTAAAGATCTTGCAGATGAAGGCACCCGCTGCTTTATCGATGCTGATAATATGCGTGCCGTCAGTGTGCTTAACCTGGGTACTATTGATGAACCAGGTCACGCAGATAACACCGCCACACTCAAACTGAAAAAGACAGCACCGTTCTCTGCTCTGTTGTCTGTTAACGGCGAGCGTAACTCCCAGAAGTCACTGGCAGAATGGATTGAAGACTGGGCCGACTATCTTGTGGGCTTTGATGCTAATGGTGACGCTATTCAGGCAACAAAAGCGGCTGCGGCTGTCCGTAAAATCACGATTGAAGCAAACCAGACCGCTGATTTTGAAGATAATGACTTCAGCGGCAAACGCTCCCTGATGGAGTCTGTCGAAGCGAAGACCAAAGACATTATGCCAGTGGCATTTGAATTTAAATGCGTTCCGTTTGAAGGTCTGAAAGAACGTCCGTTTAAATTACGCCTCAGTATTATCACTGGCGATCGTCCTGTACTGGTTCTGCGCATTATTCAGCTGGAGGCGGTGCAGGAAGAAATGGCTAACGAATTTCGTGATCTGCTTGTTGAGAAATTCAAGGACAGCAAAGTAGAAACCTTTATTGGTACTTTCACCGCCTGATTTCATTACTGCAAATGCCCCTGCGGGGGCATTTATGGAAACGTAATTTACTCAATAATCGCAGGATGGTGAGGGATTCTTTTTACCAGAATTCAGCGCGGTGCAGCGCATATACGTGGAGAACAAAATGTCATTTATTAAAACTTTTTCCGGGAAGCATTTTTATTATGACAGGATAAATAAAGACGACATCGATATTAACGATATCGCGGTTTCCCTTTCAAATATCTGTCGCTTTGCCGGTCATCTTTCGCACTTCTACAGCGTCGCCCAACATGCGGTTCTTTGCAGCCAGCTGGTGCCGCAGGAATTTGCTTTTGAAGCGTTAATGCATGATGCAACAGAAGCGTATTGCCAGGACATTCCCGCACCACTGAAACGCCTTCTTCCTGACTATAAACAAATGGAAGAAAAAATAGACGCCGTAATCCGTGAGAAATACGGGTTACCCCCAGTTATGAGTACGCCCGTGAAATATGCCGATCTCATCATGCTGGCAACCGAACGCCGCGATCTCGGGCTTGATGATGGCTCTTTCTGGCCTGTACTGGAAGGTATCCCGGCAACAGAGATGTTCAACGTGATTCCACTGGCACCGGGCCATGCCTACGGGATGTTTATGGAACGCTTTAACGAGTTATCGGAGTTACGCAAATGCGCATGAATGTTTTCGAAATGGAAGGGTTTCTTCGTGGGAGATGTGTACCGCGAGATCTGAAAGTAAATGAAACAGATGCTGAATACCTGGTGCGTAAATTCGATGCGCTTGAAGCTAAATGTGCAGCACAGGAAAACAAAGTAATACCAGTGTCAACTGAACTGCCACCAGCAAATGAAAGTGTTTTGTTATTCGATGCTAACGGAGAAGGCTGGCTAATTGGCTGGCGTTCTCTCTGGTACACCTGGGGACAAAAAGAAACCGGAGAATGGCAGTGGACATTTCAGGTCGGGGACCTTGAAAACGTCAATATCACTCACTGGGCAGTAATGCCAAAAGCACCGGAGGCTGGAGCATAATGACCACTTTTACCGACAAAGAACTGATTAAAGAAATTAAAGAGCGTATCAGCAGCCTTGACGTGCGAGACGATATTGAGCGCCGTGCTTATGAAATCGCACTCCTATCTCTGGAAGTAGAACCAGATGAACGCGAAGCTTATGAATTATTCATGGAAAAGCGTTTCGGTGACTTAGTAGATCGTCGGAGAGCAAAAAACGGCGATAACGAATACATGGAATGGGATATGACTCTCGGTTGGATCGTCTGGCAGCAACGAGCTGGTATCCATTTTTCAACAATGTCACAGCAAGAGGTGAAATAATGGAGCCATACAGCCTCACACTCGATGAGGCCTGTCATTTTCTCAAGATATCCAGACCGACTGCCATTAACTGGATACGCACAGGGCGTCTTCAGGCAACACGCAAAGATCCCACTAAGAATAAATCTCCTTACCTCACAACACGACAAGCCTGCATTGCGGCTCTTCAGTCTCCGCTGCATACTGTCCAGGTGAGCGCGGGTGATGGCATAACAGAGGAAAGAAAATGTCACTCTTCCGCAGAGGTGAAATATGGTACGCCAGTTTCACATTGCCGAACGGTAAAAGATTTAAACAGTCTCTTGGAACAAAGGACAAAAGGCAGGCGACAGAACTCCATGACAAGCTAAAGGCTGAAGCATGGCGGGTCAGCAAACTTGGTGAAATACCTGATATAACGTTCGAGGAAGCGTGTGTCAGGTGGCTTGAAGAGAAAGCACATAAAAAATCACTGGACGATGACAAAAGCCGGATCGGATTCTGGCTTCAACATTTCGCAGGAATGCAACTAAGAGACATTACTGAATCAAAAATTTATTCAGCAATGCAGAAAATGACGAACCGGCGTCATGAGGAAAACTGGAAACTCAGGGCAGAAGCATGCAGAAAAAAAGGGAAACCTGTTCCAGAATACACGCCAAAACCAGCGTCCGTTGCAACGAAGGCTACGCATCTTTCATTTATAAAGGCCCTACTAAGAGCCGCAGAGCGTGAATGGAAAATGCTGGATAAGGCACCAATTATTAAAGTGCCTCAACCAAAGAATAAACGGATCCGCTGGCTGGAGCCCCATGAAGCACAAAGGCTGATTGATGAATGTCCGGAGCCATTAAAGTCTGTTGTTGAATTTGCACTGGCAACAGGCTTAAGACGCTCGAACATCATCAACCTTGAATGGCAACAAATAGATATGCAGCGCCGGGTGGCATGGATAAACCCGGAAGAGAGTAAATCAAACCGCGCAATTGGCGTTGCGCTGAATGATACTGCATGTCGCGTATTGAAAAAACAAATCGGGAATCATCACCGTTGGGTATTTGTGTACAAGGAAAGCTGTACCAAACCAGACGGAACGAAAGCGCCAACAGTAAGGAAGATGCGGTATGACGCAAACACAGCCTGGAAAGCGGCGCTGAGACGGGCTGGTATTGATGATTTCAGATTTCACGACTTGAGACACACCTGGGCAAGTTGGCTGGTTCAAGCCGGAGTCCCGTTGTCAGTTTTACAGGAAATGGGAGGCTGGGAGTCTATCGAAATGGTTCGTCGATATGCTCACCTTGCACCTAATCACCTTACCGAACACGCACGGCAAATAGACTCGATCCTGAACCCATCGGTCCCAAATTTGTCCCAGTCAAAAAATAAGGAAGGTACTAATGATGTGTAACTTATTGATTTTAATGGTGCCGATAATAGGAGTCGAACCTACGACCTTCGCATTACGAATGCGCTGCTCTACCAACTGAGCTATATCGGCCCTGAAAGGACATGTTCACGAACGTGAATCACGGTGGACAAGGTTAAAACTAACCGGGCGATGCGTCAATGGCCTTGTGAATCAAATGGCTACTTTTGCATCACCCGGTTTTATTTACGCACGAATGGTGTAATCACCAATGCCGATCCACTTGTAAGTGGTCAGCGCTTCCAGCCCCATTGGGCCACGCGCGTGGAGTTTTTGTGTGCTTACCGCCACTTCCGCGCCCAGTCCAAACTGGCCGCCGTCGGTAAAACGCGTAGAGGCGTTAACGTAAACAGCGGACGAATCCACTTCGTTAACAAAACGCTGGGCGTTGCGCATATCGCGGGTCAGGATCGCATCGGAGTGTTGCGTGCCGTGTTCACGAATATGGGCGATGGCATCGTCAAGATCGCTGACGATTTTGACGTTCAAATCTAATGACAGAAACTCATCGTCATACTCTTCGGCTTTAACCGCCACCACCTTCGCAGGGCCTGTCTGCAACTGCGCCAGCGCAGCTGCATCTGCGTGTAATGTCACGCCGCTTTCCGCCATTTGTTTGCTTAATGCGGGCAGGAAGCTATCTGCTATGTTTTTATTTACCAGCAACGTTTCAACCGTATTACATGTGCTCGGACGCTGGGTTTTCGCGTTGACGATTACTTTCAGGGCTTCAGCGATCTCTGCACTTTCATCAACATAAATATGGCATACGCCTATACCACCTGTGATCACCGGGATCGTCGACTGTTCGCGGCACAGTTTATGCAGGCCAGCGCCACCACGCGGGATCAGCATGTCGATGTATTTATCCATACGCAGCATTTCACTGACCAGCGCACGGTCAGGATTATCAATCGCCTGCACGGCACCCGCCGGTAAGCCACAGGATTTCAGGGCGTCCTGAATCACCGCCACCGTTGCCGCGTTAGTGCGACAGGTTTCTTTGCCACCACGCAGGATCACCGCATTACCGGTTTTCAGGCACAGCGAAGCGACATCAACCGTCACGTTCGGGCGCGCTTCATAAATCACGCCAATAACCCCCAGCGGTACGCGACGACGCTCAAGACGCAGGCCGCTGTCCAGTACGCCGCCATCGATTACCTGCCCCACCGGGTCGGCGAGGTTGCACACCTGACGTACATCGTCGGCAATGCCTTTCAGCCGTGCGGGCGTCAGTGCCAGACGGTCAAGCATCGCTTCGCTAAGGCCATTGGCTCGCGCGTCAGCAACATCCTGGGCGTTAGCGTTGAGGATGATTTCGCTTTGTGCTTCCAGTTCATCGGCGATTTTTTCCAGCACGCGATTTTTTTCGCGGCTGGAGAGTTGCGCTAATTTATACGAGGCTTGCTTCGCGGCAATGCCCATTTGTTCCAGCAT